AATGGTTATGATTCGATTTATTATCCAATCTATGACCAATCAATTAAGGGGATGAATAACTTTAAAATAACTGAAATGTTTTGGTGGAGAGACCCAAGATATACCAAAGACTTACAATTCATTAAAGTTAAAGATATTATTCATTATTATCTCAATAGGGACGAATACAAAGATTTAGAAACAATTTCTTATGAGGGTGTCCCACACAATGAAAGAAATTATGACGATTTTAAAAAACTAATGGATGAAGGTTACAAACCACATTCTGATTGGTTTGAAAAAATGGCCAAAAAATTAAAGTTTGATAGAAGAAAAATATCACAGGAATTAGAATGTAATTTCTTGGGTTCAGGTGATAATGTTATAGATAGTAAAATTATTGAAAAAATAAGAACTGAGATGGTATGTCAACCAGAATCCAAAATGGTACAAAATCAACTTTGGATTTGGAAAGAACCACAAGTCGGACACAGATACATTATGGGTATTGACGTTTCAAGAGGTGATTCAGAAGATTACACATCGTTTCAAGTTGTTGATTTTGACGAAAGAGAACAAGTTGCTGAATACCTTGGTAAAATCCCACCTGACGTTGCGGCTGAAATCGCATATAAATGGGCGGTATATTATGACTCTTTAATTGTTGTCGATATTACAGGTGGTATGGGTGTATCAACATCAAGAAAACTACAAGAAATGGGATATAAAAATCTTTATGTTGATGGTGTTAATTATGCAAATGTATGGGATTATAATCCTAAAGCAATGGAAAAAATTCCAGGAATTAATTTTAATGCTAAACGTGTTCAGATTATATCAGCATTTGAAGAGTCGTTAAGACATGGATTTAAAGTATATTCACCAAGATTGTTGGGTGAAATGAACACATTTGTATATATAAATGGTAGGCCAGACCACATGAAAGGTCATCATGATGATTTAATTATGTCAATATCAATGGCATTATACGTTGGACAAAACGCCTACAATCAACTAGAAAAAGTAACTGAACAAACCAAGGCATTATTGAACTCATGGGAAGTTCATAATGACAGTACACAAAAATCATTAATTGATTTTAATCCTGGGATACCAGTAATGTCGCCAAGTTCTTATGGCGATAGATTTGGTAGTAATCCGACAAAAAGTGATTATGAAAAGTATTTATGGTTATTCGGTGGAGGAAGAAGATAAATCTTTATTCATAAACCAAATGAATTATAATTAATAGATAATGGCAGATAATTTAACCGTATGGCAACGACTTACAAGAGTCTTTGGTCCTGACTCAACACTGAGCCAACAGCCACCAATATACAAATTCGACAAAAAAGAACTTCTTAAAACTGATAATAAGGAAGAGTTTGAAAAACAAAAACTTCAAGCACAACAAAGTTATTATTTAGGACAACAATGGGCAAAGATTGAAAACAATCTTTATACACAAGCAATCTATTATGAACCAACAAGATTGGCATCATATTATGATTACGAATCGATGGAATATACACCTGAGATTTCTACTGCTTTGGACATATATGCCGAGGAATCTACAACAACAAATGAAGATGGTTTTATTTTACAAATTTATTCTGAATCATCTCGTATTAAAGGTGTGTTAGCCGATTTATTTAATAATAGATTAGATATTAATACAAACTTACCAATGTGGACAAGAAACACATGTAAGTATGGTGATAACTTTGTTTATTTAAAATTAGACCCTGAAAAAGGTATTGTTGGTTGTCAACAATTACCAAATATCGAAATCGAAAGATTAGAAAGGGGTATGAAAGTTAAGCCAGCACATAACACTTCTGAAGACGCAAGAGCTTTGAAATTTGTTTGGAAAGTAAAAGACATGGAATTTAATACTTGGGAAGTTGCTCACTTCAGATTATTAGGTGATGACCGAAAACTTCCTTATGGTACTTCTATGTTGGAAAAAGCAAGAAGGGTTTGGAAACAACTTTTACTTTCTGAAGATGCGATGTTGATTTATAGAACATCAAGAGCACCTGAAAGAAGGGTATTTAAAATATTTGTTGGAAATATGGATGACAAGGATGTTGAACCATATATCCAAAGAATTGCCAATAAGTTTAAACGTGACCAAGTTGTTGACCCAAAAACAGGTAACGTTGATTTGCGTATGAACCAAATGGCGGTTGACCAAGATTTCTTTATCCCTGTTCGTGACCCAGCACAAACAAGTCCAATTGAGACATTGGCAGGAGCTCAAAACCTTTCTGAAATTGCGGATATTGAATATATTCAGAAAAAATTAGTTACGGCACTTCGTGTACCAAAAGCGTTCTTAGGTTTTGAAGAAGCGGTTGGGGACGGTAAAAATTTGGCGTTACAGGATATTAGATTCGCACGTACAATCAACAGAATCCAAAAATCAATGATTCAAGAATTAAACAAAATTGCAATTATTCACTTGTTTGTCTTGGGTTTTGAAGATGAATTAACGAACTTTACATTAGGTCTTACAAATCCTTCAACACAAGCGGATTTACTTAAAATTGATACTTGGAAAGAAAAAATGTTATTGTATAAAGATGCGGTTTCTGACCCTGGTTTAGGAATACAACCTGTTTCTGCAACTTGGGCTAAAAAACACATTCTTGGATTTTCTGACGAAGAAATCAAACTTGATATCCAACAACAAAGAATCGAAAGAGCTGTTGGTGCTGAACTTACAAAAACCGCAGAGGTTATTATCCATACAGGATTATTTGACACGGTTGATAAGTTATATGGTAAAAAACCTGACGAACCCGCAGGAACCGCACCTGAAGGTGGTGCACCACCTGAAGGAGGTATGGGTGACTTAGGAGCTCCACCACCACCAATGGGTGGTGAAGAAGCTGGTGGTCCTCCACCCCCACCACCAGGAGGTGAATTAGCTCCTGAATCAATTTTAGATAGAGACATGAATTTGATTTTGGAAGGTGATATGGTAAACGGTTCAGAAGAAATTGATTTATCTAAAGGAAGAAAGTCATTATTGGAAATTGAAAATAAACTGGAAGAACTATTAAATAAATAAGATATTTATTGATATGAGAAATTTTGGAATATTAAAAAGTATAGTAGAAAACCACTTTGTTAATGTATATAAAAAACCTGAGTTCAAAACAGTAGTAAAAGAATTCAAAGAATTTATGGACGACAACAAAGAAGTTGGTAAAGTATATTTGAACTACGGTTCAATTATGAAAATGAACAATTTGAAAGAAGATGTGGCAAGAGAATTCTTATCATTGTCTGTTGAGGATATAAAAAATACAATTAAAGAAAACAAAAAACAATTCCAAGAATTTGATTCTTGGGTTGAAACTTTAAATGAAAAAGTTGAAAATAACTACAAACTTTTAGATGATTTGGTTTTCGCTAAAACTTCAGAAGATTTTGTTAAACTTGTTGAATCAAAAAAAGAATTACACAAGAGATTAACCGAAACAAAAATTGAAGAAAAAACAATAACAGAAACAATTAATATTCCACTTGAAAATATGTTTGGAATCGCTGCTGATACATTCGCAAAAGAATTTTCAACATTATCGGAGTCTGAATTGTTTGAGTTAAGGTCATTATTAAAAATGAGTACTGAAGAACTTAACGAAGGTATCGAAAGATTAAAGACTGAAGTTATCACAAAATTAGATTCAGTTCAACCTTCAGATGAGGAGACAAAAACTAAAATTAAAGAAACAAAAGAAAGAGTAGAAAAGACGTTTGTTGACACAATTTCTTATTATAAACTTAAAAAACTTTCAGAAGGACTTTAAAATAAAAACCCATCGAAATCGATGGGTTTTTCATTTACTCTGATTTTGTTTCAGGATTCTTTTTCTTACCAAAAATTGCCTCAATAGTTGTAAGTCCTAAAAAACTACCACACAATAATGAAAGTGTGTCGTACATGTACTCAGGACAAACACCAGTCTTTTGTGTTGCAACATAAGCCAAAACAATTAAGTTTAGTAAGGTAACAATACCTGAAAATCTTTTAGATGATACATCAGAACCATCACCCAAAAGTGATTTAATAAAATTTTTAATTGATTTCATAATATTGTTATTTATTTAACAATAAATATCAATCTACAAACTTATTTATCATCGCTTGTTTGTATTTGGCTTTCTTCATCTTTTCTCTTTTGATTGTTGTCTTTTTTACATACTCCTGTCTTTTTCTCAACTCTTCAATCTGTTTAGTTGAGATGACTTTGTATTTGTACCTTTTTAAAGCCTTGTCCAAACTCTCACCTTTTTCTATTTTTATTACAATCATATTTTTTGTTATATGATAATAAATATAAAAACTTTTTTCAATTTTGTTAATATCTTTTTTTTTCTTATATTTTGTAAAAATAAACTTACTTATATGAACTCATTTAAAAATGAAAAAAGGAAAAACATTCAAATTAGAATTGTTTAAAGATGCCAAATGTTATTTTGGTAGTGTCGATACGACAGAATTAAAATCAATTTATTTAGTATTACAAACATGGGTAACTCCAAAAGTGGAAAAGGAAAATTGGAGTATTACCGTAGGTTCTATCACAAGAACAATAAAACATAAAATATTAGAAGTAGCAAATAAAAAATTATTTAAAGACCACTTTATTGTTGATATGGATTTAAGAACAAGTGGTATAAGATTAAAAAAAGCATCGTTCTTAAATTTAGAAATAACTTTTTTTACAAAACAAGATGCAGATTTTAAATCTAATGAAATATCTGAAGAACTAACAAAAATAATTAACAAAATCTACAACGAGGTTTTATCAGATTCAAAATATTTTACAATTCAATATGCCAAAACAAAAGAAAAAATGAAAGTTTAAATAGTCCTTATATTTATAATGAAAAAAGGATTATGAAAATTTTAGGACCAAACGAAACTGGTAAAGGTATATTAATTGAATATGATGCGGGTAGTATTTCTTGGAAAGATTCTTTAAACGAGAATTTTGCACAAATTAATAAAACCCAAATAGACCATTCAAAACCTTTTGTGTTTTACGCAACTTTACAAAAGTATGGGGTACCAAATAGAAACGGAAGAGTTTACCCTGAAAAAATATTAAGAAGAGAGGCTGAAAAATATAAATCATTAATTCAAAAAGGTTTATCAACTTCAGAATTAAATCACCCTGAATCTTCTTTAATTGATTTGGACAGAGTATCACATATTATTGATGATGTATGGTGGGACGATAATGTTTTAATGGGTAAGTTAAGATTATTGACTTCACCAGGTTTTCATGAAAGAGGTGTTGTTTCTACTAAAGGTGACATTGCAGCAAACTTGATGAGACAAGGTGTTACTATGGGCATATCTTCGAGAGGTGTTGGTTCTTTGGCGAAAAAAGGTGAACACAACGAAGTTCAAGAAGATTTTGAAATTATATGTTTTGACTTGGTTATGAATCCGTCTACACCTGGAGCATATCTTTACTCTAACAAAGATGATAGAAAATTATATGACGAAAATATTGATGTAGATAAAAAAGACAAACAAGAACCAAGAATTGATGGCGGATTAGGAAAATCACTTGACTTAATGACAAAATTGAACGATTATTTGGGACATAGATAAAATTAAAATTATGGACGAAAAATATTTTGTTGCAAAAGTTCAGTACGATTTGATTGACGAGAACTCAGGAAAAATTAAAAAAATTAGAGAAGAAAAACTTGTTAGAGGTTATAATGTAACCGATGTTGAAGCGAAAGTTACCGACAAGTTTAAAGGTTTTCAACACGATTGGAGAATTACTTCGGTCGCCGAAAGCAAAATTGATGAAGTTTTTGAATAAAAAATTTTAAGCTTAAAAGTCAAATTAAAACCCGAGAAATCGGGTTTTTTTATTTTAACACCCACACAAAACTAACTTTTTTAGCAAATGGATATATTTATATGAAAAATAAAACAAATTTTTATTGCTAAAAATGAATTCAGAAAAAAAATCATTGGTTGAAGAAGCTCTTTTACAAATGAAGAATTTGGAAAATGTAGTTTCTGAAAACGCAAAGGGAATACTTGCTTCTACAATGAAGGAAGAAATCGAAGAATTAGTAAAAGAGTCTCTATTTGAAGGGACTGACGAAGAAATGATGGCAGATGAATCTTACAACACAGAAGGTATCCACATGATGGATATGAAAGAAGATGAAGACGAAGATTCTATGACTATCGACATGACAGCATCTGACGACGCTGGTGGTGAAATGTCTATGACAGATGATATCACTATGATGGATGATGATGATGACATGATGGGTGATGAAATCGAACCTTTAAACATGGTCGGTGCATCAGATGAAGAATTAATGAAGATTGTTATGGGTATGGGTGACAGTGACAGGCTTATCGTTCAAAAAATGGGTGATGAGTTAGATGTTGATGTTTTATCTCAAACAGACACAATGACACTTCCTATTGGTGGGGGTGAAGAAGATTTATCTGATGAATTATCATTAGGTTCAGATGAAGATTTAACAGACGAAATGACTGAAGAAGTTGTTTATGAAATTGAAATCTCAGATGACGATGATGAAGACGATGACGAAAAAGAAGGTATGATGGAGTCTAAAGAAAAAACCTATGTAGGTGTAGGTATGGGTAAAGGACCTGGTAAGGTATCGTTCAAGGGTGAAAACATTCACAAAGGACCTCACGGTAAATCAGCACCTGAAGCTAAAAAATACGTAAAAGGTGAATTTAAAGAAGGTCAAGGTTATGATGACCATGAAGATGAAAAAGAAGGAATGGAACACGGGGCATTGTCTAAAAAAGATTTAAAATCAATGAAATCAAGAAGAGATGATGCAGGTTTTGAGACACGTGAAGATGAAATGAAAGAAGCTTCAAGAACTTATGGTAATGGTTCAAGAAACTATCCTAAGAGAGACGGTCTTCCTAAAATGAAAGTTGTTACTAACAAAGCTTTAGAAGAAGAAGTTAGAGTTTTAAGACTTAAAAACGAAGAATACAGAAAAGCTTTGAATATCTTCAGAGAAAAACTTAACGAGGTAGCGGTTTTCAATTCAAACTTGGCATACGCAACTAGATTGTTTACAGAACATTCTACAACTAAACAAGAAAAAATAAACATCATGAGACGTTTTGATAACGTCGAAACAATCAAGGAATCAAAAAATCTTTATTCACAAATAAAAAATGAATTAGGTGGTAAAGAGAATAAAGTTGTTAAAGAATCTATCGTAGAATCTATTGATAGAACACCAACTAAAGGTTCAACAAACTTGGTTGAAAACAAGACATATGAAAATCCACAATTCTTAAGAATGAAAGATTTGATGTCAAAATTAAAATAAACTAAACAAAACTTAAAAAAATAAAAAAATGGGAGCATTATTAGAATCAGGTCTTGTTGGTAACATCGGTCTTAAGCACCTTAAAGTTATCAAAGAAGATACAATCAACAAATGGGACAGACTTGGGTTCCTAGAAGGTTTGAGAGGTCATGTTAAAGAAAACATCGCTCAACTTTATGAAAACCAAGCATCACACTTAATAAACGAAGCTGCTAGCACATCTTCAGACGGTTCTTTCGAAACGGTTGTATTCCCAATCGTAAGAAGAGTTTTCTCTAAGTTGTTGGCTAACGACATCGTATCAGTACAAGCTATGAACTTACCTATCGGTAAATTGTTCTACTTCGTACCTAAAATTCAGGGTTATGACATGGGTCAAGACCCAACTGTGGGTGGTACACACTTCGCACCTTATGGAGCACCTAACGGACCTTCTTCACCTGACACTGGTTATGGTGCAAATGATAAGAATTTATATGATAGATTCTATGAAGGTAACGAAGCAGCATTAGACCCTCCAGGGTTATTTGACTATTCTAAAGGTAAGTTTAGTGCAAGAACAATTACAGCTACAACTGTAGTATGGAACGGTAGTAATTTAATCCAATCAGGATATGCAGCAAGTACTGAGTTTAGAAAAGTATTGATTGGTATGTCAGGTTTCAACTACGCAGGTGCTGGTAAATTAATCGGACCTAACGGTAACGAAATGGATACTGAAGAATTCTTAGCTGGATTAACAATTCAACAAAACACTACTGCAGGTGCGGTGGCAGGTACTGTTATAAATGGTTTCTCAGGAACAACATTAGGTAGTGGTCCATTGTTATTTAGAGTTGTTACTCAAAAATATGGTAACGGTATTGTTGAATATGGTTCACAACAAACGACTACTTTCCCAGGTACATCAAGTAACTACGGTGGAAACGGTGGTGCTTATGACAACATATGTGATGCTAATGGTGTTATTTACTTAGAAATTGACACACAGGTTCCATGTTCAATAGGTTCAGGTTCTTTAGATGGATATTCGGGTATTACAACAAACGCAAATACATCAACTACTAACGTGTTTACAGCTACTTACAGAATCTATCAAAACTTAGAATTTGAAGATGAAATCGGTGAAGTTTCTTTTGATTTGGAATCAGTAACAGTTTCTGTAACTGAAAGAAAATTGAGAGCACAATGGTCTCCTGAATTAGCACAAGACGTTGCGGCATTCCACAACATTGACGCTGAAGCAGAATTAACAGCTTTATTGTCTGAGCAAGTTGCAGCAGAAATTGATAGAGAAATCTTGAGAGATTTGAGAAAAGGTGCAGCATGGACTTTGAGATGGGATTACAACGGTTGGAAAAGAGGTACAACTGCAAATCCATTAACACAATACACACAAAAAGATTGGAATCAGACTTTGATTACAGCAATCAACCAATTGTCAGCACAAATCCACAAATCTACTTTAAGAGGCGGAGCTAACTGGATTGTTGTATCTTCTGAAATCAGTGCAATTTTTGATGATTTGGAATACTTCCACGTATCAAACGCAGCTCCTGAGCAAGACCAATACAACATGGGTATTGAAAGAGTTGGTACATTGGCAGGTAGATATCAGGTTTACAGAGACCCTTACTTCCCAGCAAACACATTGTTGATTGGACACAAAGGTAACTCATTGTTAGACACTGGTTATGTATACGCACCATATGTTCCTCTACAGTTAACTCCAACAATGTATAACCCATTCAACTTCACACCAATCAAAGGTATCATGACAAGATACGCTAAGAAGATGGTTAACAACCGTTTCTACGGTAAAGTGACTGTTGATGGTGTTAGAACATTCGATTTGAGAGAATTGAGATAATCTAACATATCTAAATAATAAAAAAGGGACGATTATTCGTCCCTTTTTTCGTTTACATCATTTTGTATTATTTCTGGTGAATAAATTTTTCGTATACATTTTGAAATAATTTCGCACTCTTCTAATGTATAT